GCAAAATCTCGCCCTGATATTCTGGTTGCGTATCCGGCCTCAGAATCGCTATACTCCGATCAAATTGGGCGGGTGATCCGCCTTAACTATCCGATTGGAGTTCCCACATGGCTGAGAACACATCGGGTCTATATCTGGATCCTCGGCTCATGGAGCCCGAACCGTCCGGTCAAGAAAAGGCCCTTCGTGATCTATTCGTTCAGGAGTACATAAAGGATTTCGATCCTTTCCAGGCTTGCCTTCGCGTAGGGTTTCAGGCTGCTTTTGCCGTGGAGTACGCGAAGAAGTTCATGGGCGAGGCTTATGTCCAACGCCGGATCACTGAACTGCAACGCGCGACCCCTGAAAACGAAGACGCCCAGGCCAAGGAAGACCGTGCCCTGATCCTGAGCGTGCTGCGCCAGGCTGCACAGAATGGCCCCTATGCTTCCCGCGTGCAAGCTGCCGCGAAGCTGGCGACCATATACGGTCTTGACCGTCCTGACGGCGGTGAAGAAAGTGCGCAATCCCTCATTGACGCCTTCCGTGAGTTTGCGACGAGGGCGCCTGTATGAGCAAGATCACAGACAAGACACTTGGCGAAGCGGCGCTCAACCCTGACGGCAAGACGTATAATGGCATCACCGCGATGCGCTGGATGTATGAGGCGCTGAGTGGCAAACCTCTGTCCGAGGAGGAAGCCCTCAAGATTGCAGAAGAGGCGAAGGCTAAAGCTGCACAGCGGAGGGCGCAGAAATGAGCAAGCTCATTCTAGAACGCCAGATGGCGCGCTGGTATCGGCTGAAGGACCACGAGGTTCAGCTTCGGCTGTTGCGTGCGGTTGAAGACGGTGTGCGCTTCCCCATTGTGCCCGCAGGACGACGCTCAGGCAAGACGGAACGTGCCAAACGCTTTCTGTCACGTCAGGCGATGTGGTATCCGGACGAGAAGTATTTCGCAGCCGCACCCACATACAACCAGGCCAAGAAGATCTGGTGGGACGACCTCAAGGCGCTGACGCTGTCGTGCATGCACCCTAAGAGGCCCAGCGAGTCGGACCTCAAGATCTTCTTGCCTAACGGAACCGAGATTCACATCATAGGCCTGGACCAGCCCCAGCGGATCGAGGGTATCAACTGGACAGGCGGTGTGATCGACGAGATCGCGGACGTGAAGGGTGAGGCGCTGCAAGCGAACATCATGCCTGCACTCAACACTGTGAATCCGACGCGCCCTTACTATCGGGCATGGTGCTGGTTCATTGGTGTGCCTGACGGTCTGAACCATTATTACGATATGGCGGAATATGCACGCACCGCCAACGACCCCGACTGGGCGCTGTTCCACTGGACGTCGGAAGAGATTCTCCCGCCCGACGTCATTGAAGCTGCGAAGCGCACCATGTCGCGGAAGCAGTACAATCAGGAATATCGCGCGAGCTTCGAGACTGCCAGCGGCCGTATCTATGAGGACTACTCGAAGGAGAATTTCACAACCGAGCGGATCCTTCCTCACGAAGCGCTGCACTGGACGCACGACCAGAACTTCACCCCGCTGAGCTCGGCTATTGTGGTCATCCGCAATGGAGTCCCCTTCTTCCTTGATGAGATTGTTCTTGAGAGCGCGGTGAGCAGGCAGTCGGCAATTGAGTTCGTTGAGAAGTACAAGGAACATAAGAACAAGACAGTCTATATCTACGGTGACCCAGCGGGTCGCGCGGGCGAGAAGCACGGGCACAAATCCGATTACACAGAGATCGAAGACGTGCTACGCTTGCACGGCTGGAAGTTCGAGCGACGCGTGCGTCCTGCGCACCCTGCCATCAAGGACCGCCAGAACGCTGTTCGTGCGATGATCTGCAATGCGAAAGGCGAAGTGAGGTTGAAGGTGAATCCTCAGACTGCTCTGTGGTGTCACAAAGGCCTGAGCACTGTGCAGCTCCAAGCCGGCTCGTCTTTCCAAGAGGATCAGAAGAACCAGTATCAACACATCACCACGGCGATCGGGTATTTTGTGGATTATCATTGGCCTATGGGGCGCATCATTACGAAATCTGGTACAGTTACGGGCACTTATTGACGGAGGCGCAAAATGGCACTTGATTCGGTTCATCCGAAGTATTCGGAATTCAAAGAGGATTGGGTCACCATGCGCGACCTTTACAAAGGTGAGCGCGCGGTAAAGGCGAAGGGTGAAACGTATCTGCCCCCGACCAAGGGCATGCGACTGGACGGCATGGAATCGGGCAAGTCCGGGCGCGAGGCCTATGACGCATACAAGCTCCGCGCGGTGTTCCACGACTACGTGAAGGAAGGTGTGGAAGCTTACATCGGCCTTATGTGGCAGAAGACTCCGACGATCGAGCTGCCCGCTACCATGGAAGCGCTCCGCGACAAGGCTACCGCTTACGGCGAGCCGCTGGAGCTGCTGCTGCGGCGCATCAACGAAGAGCAGCTTGTCACCGGGCGCCTGGGTCTGCTGCTTGACCTTCCCGTGAATCCCGATCCGACCAATCCGATGCCTTATGTCGCCATGTACGTGGCGGAGTCCATTCGGAACTGGGACGACGGCGAGGCGGACGAAGGCGAAGCACGTCTGAACCTTGTGGTCCTGGACGAAAGCGGTTTCCGCCGCAGCACTGACTTCGAATGGGTGTCGCAGACCAAGTATCGCATCCTCCAGCTCGGTGCGAAGGACGAGAACGAAACTGAGAGCGCTGGTGCAGTGTATCAAGTTGGCGTCTTCACGAACAACGACGGCCAGTCCGCATCTTACGACGAGACGCAGATGCAACCTCCACAACTGCGCGGCGTGACGTTGGATAAGATCCCGTTCGTGTTCGTCAATACGAAGGACATCGTCAGCACGCCGGACGAACCTCCGCTCCTGGGCCTGGGTAGGCTTGCGCTTGCAGTGTATCGGGGTGAAGCAGACTACCGCCAGAACTTGTTCATGCAGGGCCAGGACACGCTGGTCGTCGTGGGCGGCGTCAAGAAAACCGACGCCAGCGAAGACGAAGGCACACCGCTCCGCACTGGTGCAGGCAGCATGATCGAGGTGGAGCAAGGCGGTGACGCGAAGTACATCGGCGTCAATTCGCAGGGCCTGTCCGAGCAGCGCCAGGCGCTCGAGAACGATCGCAAGCGCGCGGAGACTCGTTCTGGTCAGCTGATCAACTCCGGCGGTGACAACACCGAAAGCGGCTCGGCTCTGCAGACCCGCATCGGTGCGCAGACTGCCACTCTCAACCAGATTGCGATGACTGGTGCATCTGCGCTGGAATCCCTGTTGCGCATGTGCGCTCAATGGATGGGCGCCAACCCTGACGACGTGAAGGTCACCCCGAACCTCGAGTTCGCTGACTTCGAGATGTCCGGTAAGGATCTGGTCGATTTCATGACTGCGCGCACCATGGGCGCACCGCTGTCCAAGAAGTCCATCCATGCGATGCTGGTGGATCGCGGTGTGACGAAAATGGACTTCGATGCCGAGATGGACGAGATCGGGGAAGAGGACGCCAATGCACCGTCCGGAGGCGGTACGGGCGCAGGGGGGCGACCCAGCGCTGGAGCCCGGTATGCAGGGGCGGCAGGGTGGGCAGCAGCAACAGCAGCCCCCGCAAGGCGGCGCGGGAGCGTAACCCATGGCTAAGACAGCCAACGAGGAGTTCCTGGACGCACTGGTGCGGCATCAGATCTACATCCTGCGCTATAGCGGGTATGTCCGCAACCGCATGACCACGATTCTGAACGCCAGCGAGGATGAGTTGGCTCGTCGCATTCGAGACAAGCTGCGCACGATGCAGGGTCTGTCGAAACCTGTGGAGTGGCAGCGCCTGGAAGCCTTGCAGGGTACGCTGGCCGCAATCCGAAAAGAGTCCTGGGACGAAGCGGCCAAGTTCCTCACCGAGGAGATGGTTCAGTTGTCGTACCAGGAACCGATCCAGCTTGACGCTATCTTCAAGACAGTGCTACCCGTGGCGGTCGAGACCGTTATGCCCAGCGCTCGGTTCCTGCGCCAGATCGCACTGTCCCGCCCGTTCGAGGGCCGCATCCTCAAGGAATGGGCAGACACGATGGCAGCGGACGACATTCGGCGCATCCATAGCTCTATCCAGGCGGGCATGGTAGCGGGCGAAGACATGGCAACCATCGCGCGACGTGTGGTCGGGACTGGTACGCTCAGGGGCGCTGACGGTGTAACGGAGATCACCCGTAGGCAGATTCAAACGATCACGCGGACTGCTGTGCAGCACATCGCCAACGGTGCGCGGGACGCATGGTTCGCTGACAATGCGGACATCCTTACCGCTGAACAGTTCGTCGCGACGCTGGACTCCCGCACGACACCGATTTGCAGAAGCCTTGACGGAAAGACGTTCCCCGTGGGCAAGGGTCCGCGCCCGCCGTTGCATTTCAACTGCCGGTCCTTGCGTATCGCCGCGATTGATGGTACGCTCGCCGGTGACCGTCCTGCAAA